TCGGACCATACGACGCATAGCAGCCGCCCTCGCCGGTCCCCACTTTCTTCGCGCCGCTACCGTGCGCGATAAAAACGATCACATATTCCCGCTCCCCTTGTGCACACAAGGGGGAACCATTGCCGCATTGCCGGCAGGTGAACGTATCGGATAATTCGGCAGGGCATCGCAGGAACTTTACACCTTCTACCACTTGCGGCCATTGCTCGCCGGCAGGGGTGGCCAGTACGGCAGGCCGGCCCGAACGGGCAGCCGCCACGGCTTCGGCTTTTGTATCGCATGACGCATTAATTACTGTTTTGCCCGGCCGGGGAAACGGCAGAGATGATGCGGCAAAGTGTGAATAGGTCCATGCCTTGCCGTTACGTGGCACGGCATCCTCAAGTGCCGCCAGATAATCAGAGTCCAGCAATTCCGTGCCGGTCTCGCTTTTTGGGTGTAGTGAACATGTTTTCGGGCAGGTGCCGAACGTCTCATGCTGGCCGGAACGATAAGTTACCGCAATCGAACCGGTTTTTTTGTTTGATGATATGGCAACAGTGCGTAACATAATCTCTATCCTCTCTGTGGTTGATTGGAATCAATTATAAGCTAATTGTTCCGCTCGTCAATTTATATTTACTATGGCTTTTCCTCGCCTAATAGGAATCCTCTAAGCCTTCGCCAGTCCATACCATTAGAGGGCCATCGCATTACCGGGTCCAAACGAAGCCCAACAGTGGCCAATTCCAGCGTCTGGCCGCCATGGTATAAATTCAGCATGGCAATACGTTTCCCTGCTGGCAGGTGTTTGACGAAGACAAAAGCAGGGCAGCCATAGTGCCAGTGACGATACAAAAAAGACACCTGATGCGGGCGCAAACCCACCTGCAGGCCACGGCTAACTACTTTATTTTCCAAAAAGCCAATGCGGCCCGAGCCCAAGCGATCAGCAATGACCATATCAGGGAAGCCCAAATTGGCAACCGATTCAACCCGCGATATATCCACATCGGGCAAATTTTCCCGCACATGGTCGGAAAAAACGCTTTCAGGCTTCTTCGCCATCGTAGTGCTCTATCTCAAAAATATCTTGTTTCGGCTCCTTCACCGGTGAAACAAAGGCCGGGTCAACATCACGAACAGCGCTTTCCTGCACGTCAGACGCATTGAGGTCAATAATCGCAGTCGGTGGAGGGCCGCCATAAAGCTTTTTCAATTCATCAAGCTTGCGCTGTACTTCTTCTTTTGACATCGAATCAATGGTGCCGTGCCTGATCTCTTTCCGCTCCACATATATCGTCCCCAAAGCCTGCCCGCGCCGGTACTCCGCCTGCACCGCAGCAGCATATGCGCCCGCCTCAAGTGCTTTATCCCGGATGAGCTGAAGGTCCTTCATGTGCCGCTCGTAAGAAGTATTGTATTTCGATGCCAATTCGGCACGATATGCCTGTATTGCCGCAACAATGTGCGGGTTCAGGTCCGGGTTAGTCAGCTGCCAAGCGATGACAGATGCAGATGTCGGCTTGTAGCCTGCGCGAATGGCGGCCTCCTTCAGCGTGACCCGCCCGTCCCCGCTGACGTACTCTTGCACGAACTTCCAATGCTTTGGGGTAAGCAGTTTTTGGCCAGCATGCGGCCCAACTTTGGCCGCCATCCGGTTGGCAGACTTCTTTTGGATAACCGGTGGCAATTTCCAGACATCTTTCTTTCCCATTACGAAGCCCTCCAGAGCCTCCACCCGCCGTTTATTTTACGTAGGGTGAATACCCACCCCGGATTGTGCTTTTGAGCGTACCTGACGGCCGCTACGCGAGCCGAGAGGGCATTCTTAGCTGAGGGGAAGAAGATACTATCCCCCGGTTCCATGTCAGAGAAGGGATATCGGGTACGACTGGCGGGAATATCAATTCCCTGTTCAATTTCTAACATAGGGTAACTCCATTAATCAGTTACACCATGCTACCGAAGGCAACACACATAGTCAAGGAAACCAGCGAACAAGGCCCCTGATGATCCAAGACTATCCCCTTTGAAATCAAGGCCCTATATATATTTTTAGGGTAATACATTGATTTTGTTTTCAAAAAATTATCCGCGCGCGCATCCCAGAATATTTGTATATCCTATTCGTTCCTACCATCAACGTATTGTTAACGACTAGCTCAAAACCCGCATGAACACTCACTTATTACGGCATTACGTCTATTACGCCAATTCTCACAAAAAAAATATAAAAATAATTTCTTCGTGAAAAAAGTTCTATAGGAACCGCAAAATTGCATAGAAAACCCAATTTCTATTACTTTTTGATCTAGCACGGTCCCCGGTCCGCGATACTTTCCCCTTGCATCACTACTCATTCCCCCCTACAATATCCCCATACATCAACAAACAGCAATAACAAACCACGGTTAGCGTACAGTTAACCACACAGAGAGGAGAACTTCTAATGAAAGCATTCCCAAGCCCTTATGCAGTGGACGAGCACGGCGGTATGGACTTACGTGATTACTTTGCGGCCAGAGCGATGCAAGGACTGTTAGCGCACGATGACGCTGTTTACGGGAAGGGGTCAAACCTAAGTGATGAACTTGCGGCTAACCGTGCGTACAGGATAGCTGACGCGCTGATGAAAGCAAGGGCCTGACATGCCGCACTACCAAGTGAAGATTGAAGAAATGTATGACGAGGAGCCGTGTCTTTTGGGCGTAAGGCATTGTTTGGTTGTAGCGCGGGACTGGTCTTGTTTGGACAGTGACGTGGATTTTTATGGGTACCGTGAGATTGAGTTCGATGTCTTGCATCCTGACGGAAGTTTCTGGCCCGAGGCGGACGAGGCGGTGGCCGAGGATATTGATCTGCGGCGTTATTACGAGGGGGTTATTGCGGAGGAATTAGCATGAAGATGACCTTTATTACGGAGCGGGCGAAGAACCGTATTGCTCGGATTGAGCAATTGCTGCAGGGGGACGGTATGCCTGTGTTGGAAATTTGTGCTGCCTTGTGTATTACGCCGCGTTGGGGGCGGGAGTATATCCGGTATTTAAGGGAGCAGAAGAAGGTTTATATCGTTTCTTGGACGAGGACCACGGATGGCAAGAAGGACCATCCTCTTGCTGTGTACCGTTGGGGGGACGGGAAGGACAAGAGGCGTCCTAGGAGGAAGTCAGGTGCACAGAGGCAGCGCGAGACGCGGGAGAGGATGGTGGAGGATGATTTAGCGCATGAGGTGCACAAGGCGCGGCGCAGGGCAAAGCGGGTAAAGCCTTCCCGGGATTGGACGGCGGCGTGGATACTTAGCAAGGGGGAGTGAGATGGATTTTTTGATTGAGGCAGTGGCGATTATTGGTTGTATTGTGATTCCTGCTTGGTTATTTTTTTCGTGGAGGGATTAGATGCCTTGTGTTCGGGGGGACGAAGAAAAACTCACAAAGCTAAAGTTTTGCACGAGTTGTCAGTTGATTCGGGACGAGGATGGTGGGGAAACGGTAAAGACGCGGCACGTTCCTCGCTGGCGGTGTAAGTCTTGTAAAGAGCATAAGAGTTTGAGCAGTTATGCGGCACAAAAGACTGAGGAGCAGAAACACTTGGACAGGGACAGATTTTTAAGGTCATTCCACGCGAGGGGGGACAAATGTTGACAGTAATACTTTGGGTGGTAGGGGGCTCAATACTGGTGGCAGCACTTTTGTTGGGAATTGTCCAGCTGTTGGACATGTTCATAGGGATTGATGATGAGCACAACTGACTATGACGGCATTCACACATGCAACCCTGATTGCCCACGGCCGGCATGTATCGCGGTCCGCGAGGCGGCAGCAGCGGAGCGTGAAGCGTGTGCGAAGGTATGTGATGACTTCTTGTGTGATCAGGGTCGAATGATACTAGCAAAAACTACAGGAGAATAGTAATGACACTTGCTGAATACATACGCATCAAACGTCTTGCTGCGGGTTTATCGCAGGCGGCGCTGGCTGCAAAACTTAAGATGTCCCAGAGTTCTGTCACGCAGTGGGAGTGTGGGTACACAGCCCCGTCAGCTAAGAATCTGAAACAACTAGCAAAGGCATTGAGAGCGCCACATGCGCAAATGATTCCGCTTTATTTTGCCCGTGCCATCGAAACTAAACTAAAGGAGAAGAACCATCAATGATCACACTAACCCGTGAGGAAGGTTATTACTGCGTTGTTTGCGGCAGGTTTTTGCCTGAAGAAGATGGCGTGATCGTGCATGACGATGTGCCGCACCCTGTTGATATGGACTTTGGAGATGAGGAGAGGCCGCAATGATTTTGAAATCACAGTCAATGCGCTTTGTCATGGCAACCATGATGGATGTCGAACACGAATGGCAAAACAGTAAGTGGAAAGACAAGAGCGACATGATTGATCCAGACAAGCCGATTATCGTGCAAGTTGGCGATTACGGGTATGAAGTGCAATCCTGTGGCGGCGATGGTGATGTCGAGGGTTTTGTCATCCAATGCAAGGAAAATCCTGTGTGCAAGTGGGAAGACATGGAGTGCATAAAGTTATGACCATCACACCAACCCGTGAGGAAGCGCAGGAGAAGAACACATGACTGACTTAAAAACAGCACTCTGGTGCGACCTAACAACAGACGCAGAAAGGTCGGCGTGGCTACTGCTCGGGAGAGGTCACGAAACGGGAGTAGTAGCTAAGTCAATTCAAAATGATCTTGCACGGGCATATCAACGACTCTCAAAAACGGAACCACAGCGCGAATGGGTAGGGCTGACGGATGAAGATCGCATGATATGCGAACAGTCTGAGAGAGGTAATTATTTTGCGCTTTGCCAAGCAATCGAAGCAAAGCTAAAGGAGAAGAACACATGACAATGCACACTTACCCGCTAAATGATTTGCG